ATCTTAATACCAATATGAGTATGAGAGACATTAGTAAAGAAACTAAAATAAGTTTAAGTTCAATATTTAATACATTAACAAATGCAAAAGAAAAAATTAGAAAAGAAAGCAAAGAAGAGTACAAAAAATACAAAAGCTAAAGGTTTAGGCGATACAGTCGAACAAGTGTTAGAAGCAACAGGAATAGCAAAAGTAGCTAAGTGGGTACTTGGTGAAGATTGTGGGTGTGAGGAACGTAAGCAGAAACTAAATGCTTTATATCCTTATTATAAACCTAAGTGTTTAACGGAAGACGAATATAATTATTTAGACAATTATTATAAAGAAAATAAAAACTCAATAGAACCAGAAGTTCAAAAAGAGATGTTAACTATTTATAATAGAGTGTTTACACAAAAAGCAAGTTTAACAAGTTGTTCGTCTTGTTATAAAAAAACAGTTCATGACAAACTACATAATGTTTATGTAGAATATAACAAATAATTATGCCATTTTTAAAACCAAAAAAGTACGAAGAGAAAGCTAATTTCATGGCAAGGTTCATGAACAATGCTAAAATGATTTTAGAATATCCAGATACTAAACAGAGATATGCAGTAGGCATGGATGTTTGGAAAAAGAATTTTATGTAATAGTTGTTTAAGTCATTTCTTTTATTAACTTTGTAAGTGAATAACAAAGAAAATATGAAAGCAATACTTTATACACTAATTTTATTTACATTGTTTAACTGCTCAGATAACTGCGATTTAAGTCACTACCCTTCGGCTCCTTACTTTGACGAACCTTATCATGCAGAGTACGGAGACAATACCGTTAAGTATATTTATTTATGTAGAGACGGTTCTAATAGCGAAGTTTACACTTACTATATAGAAGGAGGTTGTTGGGAGTATTACGTTTCATATCAGTATAACTATAATTGTAATTAATATGAAAGAACCAATAATCACACTAGACAATGAGATGCATGATAGACATGAGCTCACACAAAAAGCAATTCAAGATAGCTTTTATTATGGCTACTTATCGAAAGCTTGTTTATCAAGTAGCGCAATAAGCCAACTACTTAAATCACCACTAGAATACTTAAATCAAATAAACCTACCTACTGAATCAGATGCTTTGGCACAAGGATATTTATTTCATGCAAGTATTTTAGAAGAGGATAAATTTAATGAATGTTTATTTTTGGATGTAAAAACAAAAGCAAGTAAAGAATATAAACTTGCTAAAGAAGAGAGATGGGATGTCTTTACTATAAAAGATAGAGACAAGGCGTTAAGGTTAAGAGATAGATTTTATAATTGCAAACCTGCAAGTGAACTTATAGAGAATAGTGAGTTTGAAGTGCCTATGGTTAATAATTTAATGGGATATCCTTTTAGAGCTAAGGCAGATGTTTTAGGACAATACCTTATTGATTTAAAGACAACGCAAATTTGTTCTGCGTTTAAGTACAGTGCTAATAAATATAATTATGATAGTCAATGTTATATTTATTGTAATTTATTTGGCAAAGATTATAAGGATTTTAAATACATTGTTATAGATAAATCACCAACAAATGAAATTGGTATTTTTAATGTCAGCGAAAATTTCTATTTTAGTGGTGAGCAAAAAGTTGAATATGCTATTAAGGTATATGAAAACTATATTAAGAATGAATTTGATTTAGAAAACTACTTAGTAGAAGACACTTTATAAATGGCAAACGAATATTTAGATTACTTAGATTGTTATCAAGACACTCTACTTTGTCTAAAAAAAAGAGTTATAAGAGAAGAAGAGATACCTATGTTAATCGAGCAGTATGAAATTGAAGAGCATTATGAATGTTGCAGTGCAATGTTACACGCTTTAGAGGATTACAAAGCTCATCAAAATTATTTACCATGATTACACAAACAGAAATAGCCGATAAAATAAAATTATTATCAGGTTTAGATGTATTTAAGATCACAAGAAAAAGAGAATATGTAGAGGTTAGGGCATTATTAAATCATATATTGTTTAAATATAAAAGGATGCCACTACACAAAATAGTTGATTTCTATAATAAAAATGGTTGGAACATAAACCATGCAACTTTAATTTATTCTATTAAAACATTTAGTACACATTCAATGTATAATTATAATTTGAATATATGGCTTAAACAACTTATTATTGAGATTGACGAAATGGATAATACAACTAAAAGAGAATATATAAAAAGTAAATTAAAAACTCTAAGGAGTGAAGACATTGACGAACTAACAATGGTTATAAGTAATATGCCAGAATTACAATATGAAAAATAAATATAGAAAATTATTACAGAAGGAAGCACCAAATCTTTACAAGAGTTATGAAGAGATTGTAGAAGAGCAATTTGAATTATTCGCAAAGAAGCAATTAGATTATGGCATTAGTAATATAAGCACTGGTGCAAATTTAGAAACTAAGGAAGGTAAAGATTTTGCTTTACATGGTTTATGGTTTAGAATGAACGATAAAATAAGCAGATGGAAAAATCTAATTATTAAGAATCGTAAAGGTAATAATGAAACTCTCTTAGATACATTTCAAGATTTAGGTAATTACTCTATTATATGCCAACTAATTAATAAAGGTTTATGGAAGGAGTAGAAGACGAAAACAAAAAGAAAAAAGACGGAAGAGCTAACAACGGTGCTTTAAAAGGTATTTATAGAGGACAAGGACGACCACCAAAGGCAAGAGAAAAGAAGCTCGGCAACTATGCTTTAGGTGCAATGAAAAGAGTGTTTGGTAGTGAAGAGAAAGCGTGGTTAGAACTTGCTAAACAGGCAAAAGATAGTTTCCCACACATGAGATTACTTTGGGAATATAAGTACGGTAAACCAAAAGAGTTAAAAGAATTAAATGTGAAAACAGAAGTCAACATCCCTATTATTGATTTTGCAGATAAAGAAAAAATAATAGATATAGAATCAGAAGAGATTAAGGATGGTCAAAAAAAAGAAGAAAGCAGTTGATATAATTACTTTAGAAGATGTAAATAAAAGGTTTTACTCACAAATAATTAGTGAATATAAATCAATGACAATAGGTAGGCATAAGGTTTTAAATTTAAGAGTATTACAAAAGTGTCCTTCGTATATAAAATTTTGCAAGTTTGAAGAGAGTTTTTATTTTACTAATGAGGATTGGAAAAAAATAAGAGACAAAGAATATTGGAAATATAGAGAATTGTTTAAAGGTATTGAAAGAGATAGATATGTTTTGAAAAGAATAACTGATTATAAGTTAAAAAACAATATAAATTAAAATGAACAAACTAAACCTCAATAAAAAGTATCAAGCTTTATTTAACTCTCAAAGTCGTTACTTTGTAATAACAGGAGGGAGAGGTTCTGGAAAATCATTTGCCACAAACACATTCTTAGTATTACTTACCTACGAAAAAGGGCATAGAATATTATTTACTCGTTATACTATGACCTCAGCAGGAATGTCAATTATACCTGAGTTTATAGAGAAGCTTGAGTTAATGGGCGTACTCGATCAGTTCACTGTAAACAAGACGGAGATCATAAACAATTTAACAGGCAGTTCAATATACTTTAGTGGTATTAGAACGTCAAGTGGAGATCAAACTGCAAAACTTAAATCTATACAGGGGGTAAGCACATTCGTATTAGACGAAGCTGAGGAATTAACAGACGAGGAAAGTTTTGACAAGATTGATTTCAGTATTAGATCAAAGCTTGTAAAGAATAGATGTATATTAATTCTAAACCCTACTACAAAAGAGAATTGGATATACCATAGGTTCTTTCAAAACAGGGGAGTTCCAGACGGATATAATGGCACTAAAGAAAACATTACATACATACATACTACTTATCAAGACAACTTAGATCACTTGTCTAAATCGTTTGTTAAACAGATAGAAGTAATGAAGGTTAGACGACCAGAGAAGTTTAAACATCAAATAGAAGGTGGGTGGTTAGAAAGTGCTGAAGGAGTTATATTTAAGCATTGGAACATAGGTAAATTTAATAATGAAATAGATTCAATATTTGGCATGGACATAGGATTTTCGGTGGATCCAAGTGTTTTAGTAGAAGGTGCAATAGATAAAGAAAGAAAAATGATATGGCTCAAAGAACATTACTATAAGGCAGGATTAAGCACAAGTCAGATATATGAATTGAATAGACGTTATGCAGGTGGCAATTTAATTGTAATGGATAATTCAGAGCCACGACTTTTAAGCGAAATAAAGAGTAAGGGATTAAATGTAATACCAACAATAAAAAAGAAAGGCAGTATTTTAGCAGGTATCTCATTAATGCAGGATTATCAAATAATAATAGATGATAAATCTGTGAATTTAATTCGTGAATTTAATAACTATACTTGGAAATTAAACGGTGCAATTCCTATCGATAAATTCAATCACGGAATCGACGCGTCGAGATACCTTATACAATATGTACTAACTCGATCAGTTCCACATGGCAGTTATTTTATCAAATAAAAAATGAAGATAGGAAACGTTTACATATTAGACAAGTATGAGCAGGAAATAGTTGAGCTAAGTGCATACCAAAGAGACAAAAACAAAAGAGATACAGGTTGGCATGGTCACAAAACAGTAAACGAAACAGAAGAATTAGATTTAGATATTGTTGGGTTTGGTGCTGAGTTTATATTTTGTAGAGAGTTAAATTTATATCCTGACTTTAAAATACATAACACTTCCAAAGTCAAAGGAACAGATAATTATGATGCAATTTATAAAGGCAAAACAATTGATGTAAAAGTCAATAGAAATCATAAAAATCCTTTGATGATACCTTCTTATGCTAAAACAGATTGTAATTTATTTGCCTTGTTTAGTTGCATATACCCTAGATATAGATTTGAGGGGTTTGCTACAAATGAAATGGTTTTTGATAAATCTAAACTAAGAATGACAAGAGTTATGGCATATGTCACTGAAAAAGCAGATTTATTAGAGATAACGCAAGTTTTTTAGCATTTTTTTTATAATTTATTTGTCAGTTAGGATTTTATTTACTAATATTGTTAATAACTAATAAAGAAAACTATGAATAAAAAGAAAGAAATCATCAACAAACACTTTAATCTAAAAGGAGATTGGATTCAGAAATCTAATCAGAACTTAGCACTAGAACTATTAAGAAAACAATTTAAAACAAAGAAATCATGACAGTATGAAAACACAATACAAAGAAGTTATTGACTTTTACAATAATTCAACACCCAAACAACATCAATATTTTTTACAATTAATATCCGATAAAATAACATTGTTTAACGCTGAAACAGGAGCATGTTATGAGTTTGATGAAGAGTATATAATAAGTTTTAATGGCACACAACATCAAATAAATATCAAATGAGAAAATGTAACAAATGTTCGGCAATAATAGAACAGAAAGCAAAACAATTATTCTGTTATAGTTGCAAAGGATATAAGATGCCCTACGAAACTTATAAATTTTATTCACTATCAAATCAATTTAATAATAAAGAATTATGAAAGTAAACAGAGTATATAAAACAGTACGCCCAATGCGAAAGTTTGGCAATTTAATAAGAGATTTATTTATGCCAAAGCAATCTAATCATTTTTGGATTAGAGTAAAAGAAGTTGCTGAAACGCAAGAAGAAAAAGAAGAGCAAATATTTGCTATAATAGAATTGTTAAATAACAGAATAGATATTAAGATATGACACACACAGAAGATTTAAACAGAATAGAGATCAATCATTTGAGAGAGATGCTTAGATATGTTAAGGAAGAGAATGAGAATTTAAAAGATATGAATCGAACACTCAAAGCAAAGAATGAATTATACTTGCAACAATTAGAATCAGAATATAGAAAAAGTAAAGTGTGAGAGTTCTAACGTTTGAAATAAAAGAAGTAGGACAAGAACCTTACGTTAAGCAATTCAATACGGATAGATCAATTCAATGGACAATACAACAATATTCAAGACATAGAGCAATTCAATACATGAATTTAATAGAGTAGATTATAAATTCAATATACATAAATTTAATAGTTGTTTGTTTGTTTGCCCTCTGTAAATTTTACAGGGGGTTTTTTCTTGGCCAACTTGTAAAGCTATAAACAATAAAAGCAATAAAGCAAATTAATATTCTTATTTAGAATTAATATAAATTATTAACTTTCTTTGTTAATTGTTTTGTCAGTTGGAAATATTAATTATATATTTGTGTAAACATTAAAACAAACATTATGAGATATTTACAAACAAACAAAGATTTACAGATTAAAGCTAATGAATGTATGAAAAAATACAGATTATATTTAGCGAAAAACGAAACCAAAATAGCAAACGATTGGTTACTTGCATACAAAGGTTGTATGGGGTTAATGAACTAATTTAAAAACAAAGAAATGAAAAACTTACATTTATTATTTATTAAAACAATTACGGCAGTGTCCTTCGTGGGCATTGCCTTTGTTTTATTTGCCTGTTTAACTTTATTAATCAATTTATTTTAATTATGAAAAAACAAAGAATTAACGAACTCAACAACCTTTATTCAGTGCCAATAGGCAAAGAAATAAAGATCAAAAGAAACGCTTTTAAAAGCATCTTAAAACGCTTTATTTTAAGTGATATATTCATCAGGGTATTTGTTTATGCAAGTGCCTTAATTTTAACCTTATTATTAACCTTAGAAATATAAAACAATGAAAACAAAAAAACTAATTTATCAAATGCTTACAGAATCAACAGGAACACATTTTTTAGATTCTGGAGGAGACAACAACAGACATTGGCAAAGAAACCAAAAAAAAACTATTGAAGATTTTGAGAATGAAAAAGCGGTTGAAATATTTAAAGAAAGTGATTATTATGAAAGATATGTTTCAGTGTTTCATTATTTATCAGAGTTAGAATTGGATGAAACTTGCGACAAATTTAATAAATTAAATGATAAATATAATGATGACAAAGGAGAAATTTTTTATAGAGTTTGTTTAGAAGCAGAGCTTTTTTTACTTGATAATTTTACTGAAGTAGAAGAAAAACCTGATTTTAATTCTTATAATTATGACTGTGATTTATCACAAACTATTCAAGGCAAATATATATTATTAGATGGTGTTGAATATATTTTATTGCAAATTCATAATGGTGCGGATGTTCGCGGAGGATATACAAAAGCAAAGCTATTTAAAACGAATCAATGCAGGATGATTAATGAACATATACCACAGTTTTTATATCAGGAAGAAATTGAACAATTTGAATTAAATTAAACATTATGCACCGACTAGAAAAAAACATATTGCACCATGCAAA